CATATCAGATATTGAATCAACCATAGTATAATTAGTATTGGGAAATGATAATTTTATTTCCTTCCATCCTGTTCCAATTGATCCATATTTTTGTTGCCCACTACCATGAATAACTCTATCTGATCTTTTTTTAGTAATAGTAAAATCAATTTCTGATGACGGATCAATAGTTAAATAATTACCAAGCCAAAATCTACCCATTTCAACGTATCCATCAGGATTTGTTTGATCATCAAATTGTAATTGCCAATATCTATATGATACTGGGGTAAAGAAATTTAACATCATATCTGCATTATAAATAATTGTTTTAGTCGTAGCAGGACTTCCCCAACTATTAGAACTATTTGCGGATACCGTTACTGTTGCCGATGATGTAAAATTATGCGCCATAATCGCAATGGTTGAGATATTATATGCAGAACCTAAATCAATAGTAACAGTCTGCGCAGTTAAATCTATTGTTCTATAAACTGTTGATAATCTTTCTTCTTGTAAATTAATACAAGGGTAATTAGGCGATTCTGATAATGATGATAAAGCAGATCCTAAAGCTAAATCAAAATAATTAGTATATGCTACACGCATTAAACTAATGCCTTTGCAGAAATTAAAACTGTTTTATTTCTAGTGGCTGCAAAAATACCTGAATATAAAGTATTAGAATCCAAAGTTATTGTCATATTAATAGGAATATCTGATGATCCACTAAATGTATTTCCTTGATTAATAAATTGCTCTAATTTATCAAGAGGAAATATAGCTTCTGGTTGTCCTGCTTCAGCTACATTTACTAACGATCCCCCGTTAGAAGGCATAACAATTCCACCTTCAGCTAATGCAGGAGGGGCTGGTGGTTGTTGATTAGCAATCGTAGCCACTTGTGCTGCACCTAATCCAGCTACAATGCCCATGGGAATTAAATCCCAAGGCCAGGGTAAAGATTTCATAGCCTGCATAACGGCGCTAGCTGTATCGATTATAGCTTGAGTTATTGATAATGCTTTATTTGTTTCAAATTGTTTCTTCTGTATTGCATAAGTATCTAATGCAGCCTTTTTTTCTAATGCTGTTTTTTGATCTGCTGCGTCTTGTTCTATTTTAGCTTTGGTATCTGCATCTGTAGCCACACGTAATGCTTCTGCATCAGTTATAGCTTTTCTCTTTTTATCATATTCTTGTTGTATAGCTAATTTATCTCTTTCTGCTTGTAATTTAGCAGCAGTAGTGGTGTCCCCGGCGGCAATAGCAGCAGCTATTTCTTTATCATATTCTTCTAACGTGGAAGCTTCTTTTAATCCTAAACTATATAATAAAGCTTCTTCTTCATCATCTAATACTTGAGTTTCAGCATCAATTAATTGTAATTTACCATTATACGTATCTGTTGCTATTTGTAATTCTGTTTGAGCTGTTTCTAAAGCAGTTTTGGTGGCAACTCCAGCCGCTTTTTCTTTAGCTTCAGTTTCTTTATCAATAGCAGCTTCGGCATATTGTAATTTTTGAGCAATAGCATCTTTTTGATTAGTGGCATCTTGACTATAAATGGAAGATAACTGTGAAAGCCAAGAAGAAGCTTGAGATGCAATAGAATTAAACGTATTGGAATATAATTTTATAGTTGCCTCAGAGGCTGCTTTCTCGATATCAGAACGAGATATTATTCCTGATTTTTCTGCTTCTGTTTTTGCTTTTTCTATATCATCAAAGGACTTGAAATTTCCATTCAATAACTTATCATAAGCTTTTTCTGACCCTTCATTTATTTTAGTTCTATTCTCTACTTCCTTGTTATATTTATCAGTGGCATCTTTATTAGCTTTTATTTCATCAGATATTTGTTTTTTTACAGCTTCAGAATAAGAAGTAGCCCTATCTAATTTTGCTTTATCAGAAGATGCCTTATCGTCGGCATAAGCGTTTTCCGCTTGTGTTAATTGCTTTAAGTTGTCTGATTCTTTTTTAGCCAATTCTACGGTTTTGCCTTCAGTTAAATTATATTTAACAATAATATCTTCTATGGCAGAAACATAATCCTTTACTGCTTTTATTTTATTGTCTGAAATTTCTTTGTCTGTTGAGCCGCCAGATATTATTTCTTGTTTTATTTTTGCTAAAGCTACAAGGTAGTCATTTCCAGCCTTATCTCTAGCTGAATTTATTTCCTCTTGTAATGCCGCTTCATCTTGTAACGCTTTTGCAACTGCATTATCTTTAGCGATTTGATTATCTATTTTTATTTGTGCTTCTGATGCTTCTCTATATTCTTTTCTAACTTTAGTGAGCATTGCGTAGCCATCTGCTATTTCTTGGTTTGCTATTTTCTTTTGCTTAGCAGAGCTTTTGTCATCGTTTACTACTTCTTTATTCATATCTATCATAGATTGCACAGCGTCATGGTATTCTATTATCGAAGCTTTGCCATCCTTAAACGCTTTAATTATGCCATTATTTTCAGCGGCAACCCTAGCTCTATTTATTAATTCGGTTACATATAAATAAGAGTCAGTAACTAATTTCAATGCAGGCAAAGCGTCTTGCACCAAAGACATAGAAAAAGCTTTCCAAGAAGCCTTTAGTGCATCTGTAGATTTTTCAAAATCATGCGCATTTTTAATTGTATTCTCATTTAATACTAACCCTAAATCATTTGCCTTTTGACGCAACTCTTCAATTCCTGCCGATCCTTCTTTTAATAAAGGAACCATATCAAGAGCACCACGCCCAAATAGTTTTAATGCTAATTTAGTTCTTTCAGTATCGTTAGTTAAATCTCCCAACTTACCTATTGTTTGATTAAATATATCCGTGGTTGATAAAAAATTACCATTAATATCTTTAGTTTCTATACCCAATTTCTTAAATGTATCAGCATTAGTATCTAATCCGCGAGTCATCATTTTTATTGATGTAGTAATAGTCTCTAGTGATCCACCAGTTTGCTCTGCGATGAATTTATATTCCTGGAGAGATTTGGTTGACATACCTGTTTTTTCAGAAGTTTCTTGTATATGAGCGCCATACTCAACTAATTCTTTTGTAAAATCAGAAAATGTTTTTATTACTGCAATAACAGCGGTAGCAGCTAGTATATAAGGATTAGTTAATAATGCTCCAATTTTGGCTCCAAATCCCCCCATCATTCCATCTATTTCTTGCATTGAGCTTTTTAATGTTACGTGTTCTTTCCCTAATGCTTTAGCTTCATTTTCCAATGCAGAGTATTGAGTTTTTAACGATTGCACTTTAGGGCTAAGTGGATCGAATCCTTGCTTCATCAAAGAAGTCATTTCATCTTTTAGTGCTTGCTGTTTTTGTTTTATTAAATCAGTGCTTTCACCCCATAGCTTCGCTTCATTGTCTATTTTCTTGAATGAAGTAGCCATGTCAGCAGAGCTTTTAGCAATGATGGTTGTAAGAGAATCAAACTTTTTTCCTGCGGCATCAATGGATAAATTGAAATTACTGGTATCCCCTGTAATCGCAACTACCATATCCCCTAATTGGTTTGACATTATTCTATTTCTCCATATTGCTTTTTATATTCGTCTCGTATCGCTCGTAATTCATCCTCTGACTTATTTAAGAACCCTGAAGGCTCTTCTTCCTTACCGTTCTTTATGTCCCAACCATAATTATTATACATTATTATTTGGCCTATCGTCATATCCCAAAGTAAATATTCTTTTGTCGCCCAAGAGTACATCAAACCCATTGAAGAGAATAAGCGGCCAAGACTTAATGGCTTCTCTTCCTGGCCGCTTTTAAGTTTTTTGGATTTTGATTTATCCCGTCATAGGCATGCATCAATGCTTCTTGAATGGCATCACTAAATGGTTTTATCTGTAATGCCGAAGTATTTTCCATAAACCATTCTTCATTTAATTCTGGATTTTTATGCTCACAAAATAATGAGCATAATTTAACCGACAAATCAAATGCACGTTTAGTATCCGAACTATTGGATAATAAAGATTCCCTATTCATTGTGGACAATTCTTGCACTATCTTATCAACTTCAAAAGTAATCCCGCAAGGGATGAAGGAAACGTCAATCTCCTTTTCTCCCAAGCGGATTATTCTAGGATCAGGTCGTAAAACATCTAAATCTAAAATTTTCATTTATGCTACAGTCTTTGTAAATACAGTCTGTGCAGTGTTGTTTGATTGTTTGGCAAGTAAATTAAAAGAATAAACATTAACAGGATCAGCATCATTATCAGATTTAGGTGCCATTGAAAAACCACCATCCATATAAACACGTGGAAGAATAAAAGTAGTTGTCTGAGTAGAAGCAGTTGCAAGAATACGAGTATTAACTAATTTAATTGCCTTAGCAGATTGAATATTAGTTAATCCACCTACAGTAACAGAAGCTGTAGAGCCAGACATTAATCCACCTGATAATACACTAAAAGCAGAACCATCCCATTCAATTAAATCAATTCCAATTGTTGCAGTTTCTTTCGCTACACCTTGAATAGGATCAGGAGCATTTCCAGCTTGTGATGTATAAGAGGCAGCAACATAAGCAAAAGATTTTACCTGTCCAGCACCTAAATTTGTCCATGTAGAAGCAGCAGTAGCATTTTCAGGCCCAACAAATACTGCATAGTTTCCTACTTCAATTTTAGCATCAGTAACTGAACTATTTTGATAGTGGGCCATAATTATTCTCCTTTAACATCTTTAATAATATCAGTTTCTATTTTTTTGAAAATAGTTATAAACTTATTCCAAATATTTAAAAGCTTATCCTTAAAAATTACCCCTAAAACAAATCCAATAACTAAAGCAACAATAAATACTAACATTCTATTTCTCCTTTATGAAACTGTCCCTGTAGAATAAACTATAAACACATCAATAGATGCATTATATAAATTAGCATCAGGTTCAGGAATTAATCCTTGTCTTTGTTTTGTACTTGCTCTTACTATTCCAAATCCATTCCATGATCCATAAACACCATCATTTCCATTAAATAAATCATCAACTTTTCTACATAATGTTAATGCAGTTTCTGTTGTAGTTGCTCGGCAATTAATTGAAAAACTTACTCTCTCTAAACCATTTATTCGTTGTCCTCCTGCCATTTCATAATAATTAATACAAGGTACTGTAGTGGTATCAGGGCGATTGCCTTCATATATTCTAGTAGAAACTATATTAGTAATTGCAGTTGTTTGATTTAATGCATAACCAATACATTGTCCAATTGTCATTTATTCATTTCCAAAAATACATCACGAGCATTCATATAATCACCTAGATAATATTTAGCATTTAATTTTACTATAGTTAAAGTTTTTCCTTGTGCTAAATCTGCCGCTGGCCTTAAAAAGGGCTGGGCATTCATTTTGACCGTCCCAAATTCTTGATATGGTGCATAGTCGAGCGCTGTTCCAACTAATACGACATCCTCTTTTCCAGGTTTGTTTATTTTCCTGAATGTTCTTACATCATGTTTATCAGGTACTTTTTCTTTCGCATAACTTGAAGGGCTTTCCAATTCAGTACCACCACCTTCAAATTGTACATTTATAGAAGCCGCCAAATATCCATATCGTCTTGCCGCCAATTCTTTTGCTTGGCCTTCAATAATAAGACCTATTTCATAGATACTTTTAGTCATACAAGAATGGCCTTTTACCTTTACGATATCGCCATTCCATTTTTTTTTTAAATTCATTGATACTGACATTATGATTGCCTTTCTAAAGCCTGAACTGATATTTCCCCTAATGACATTACATCATCACAAAATCCTATAGTTTTATATAATTGATTATTATATGTTATTGTTTCAATTACTGTAGATCCTGTAACTACAGAATTAAATATATATGCTCCAGTTTCAAATACTAATTGATGCGTAGAATCCTTTGCATATTTATCTGATAACCATCTATTATTACTTCCATTTTGCCAAATTGCAGCTAAAGGAATAATTGTTGAAATTACTGTAGAGGAAAATCCTCCCATACCATCATTTGTTGAAATAACTTTGTTAACTGTTATTCCATTTACTATATTTAGAAAATCTCTTAATGCCATTATGCAGATTCCTTTTTACTTAATAAACGCAATTCATTTCTTCTGGCTTGTACAATTTTCATCTTAGCTTTTGTTTCTTCTGATTTTTTAATTCCTTTACAGGCTTCACTTATTCTCTTTTTAGCCTCCTCTGTGTGTGGTTTACCTAATCTATATTTATTTCCTTTTAATGAATTACCAATCTTTAATTTTTCTTCTTTTGTTTTTATCCTACCGGTCTGAGCAATACTTATTAATTGTTTTTGCCATTCGGGAATTATTTGTCCTTTATTCGCTTTATGTAATTTTATTTTTGTTTCTTCGCTAGTTTTATGTCCAGGCTTTCCTTTTTTTGATTTGCTTATTTTTTGCCCAAAAGATTTTGGAAATTTTCTTCCTTTATTGGCTATACTTATTTTATTTTTGCATTCATCAGAAATTATTTTCCCCTTTCCTGCTTCGCTTATTTTCTTTTTTGTTTCTTCAGAATGATGGAGTCCTTTCATAACTTGATTCCCACCAAAAGAAACATTGTAACCAATCATAGGATTTCTAGAATCAAACGCTCTGATAAATTCTATTTCAGCTTCATTTAATTTATCTAATGAACTATACCATTTTATTATTTCTACCTTAAAATTTTCTTTTCCATATTTTTTTAATGCTCTTAATATTATTTTACCAGTTCCATAATATTTTTTATCAAATTCATCTCTTTGATGTTGGCCAATATAAACTTTACTATTTATGAGATTCGTTGTTTTATAAATATATCCAATTCTTTTCATTAATTAAACCTTGCTATCATAAATGGTAAAAGCCTATCGATTATTTTACTTGGATAACCATAATTACTTTCATCTATTCCACCATATGATTCACTGAGAGGACCTAATGATCTTGATTTAATTTGAGGGTCATACTTATCTCGTAAATCAGTATCAAAATAAATCATTAATGCAGCAGCTTGTATTACAGATTTAGGCCATTGAACAAGTCCAAAATAAATACAAGTACTAGGATTTGTAGAATAACTTTCATTTACTATTGATGATGTAGAAGCTATAACTGCAACATTTCCAGTTATTGAAGATAGTGTAACTATTCCATCATTACGTAAACTTTTATAAATTATTATATCATCATTTACTTTGAATCCATATTGTTCCCATGACGTTTGATTAATAGTAATAGATTGAGCTGTAGTATTAAATGTTGCAGTAGTTTCTAAATAAATAGTATCAGAATCAAAATAATTATTACAAATTAAACATATTCTTTCTTGAACTATAGGAATATAATTTCCTGCTACTATTGTCGCAGCGCTCATACTTATTTTTGGGGCGTAGATGCTTATTGAACTAGCAGAAATTATCATTTATTTATTGCTCATCCCAAAATATTCCATGAGTTACCCTACATGTACTTATATCTGTAGTAAATCTCATTAAATAAGTTGTTGATTTTTTCATTAAATATTTATTTACGTTACTTGATCCACCTGATTTTGTACTCCCTCCAGTAGTTGAACCAATAATATGACTACCAATAAAAGTACCAACAGTGGTAATTGCAGGATTTGCAACAAGTACAGAAGTTGCAGTGATATTTAATTGTCTATTATTATTTATTGCAGACATTGCCGTGCCTGCACCTACTATAGCATTTTCATAAAATTCATATAATCCTGGTTTATCAGTATCTACAGAAATCCATAATAATGAGCTTTTAGTTGCATCTGATGTTATTGTAGTTATAGAAGTATTTGTAGAAGCTGCTAAAGTTTCTGCAAAAAATGAAGAGTATCTATGCCCTAATCCTATTTCATTATCATTATAATCTTGCGTTAATAAATAACCAGCATCATTTGTTCTGGCTTTATTTATATTTCCCATAATATTTCTCCTAAATAAAAAGGGGCTTGAGGGTTTATTTTAATAGATTCGATAAACCCATTTTACAATTCCCTCAAGCCCTTTAATTATTAATAGCCAATAGTTCCAGGAGGAATAGCATAGGCTTCAATAGCAGATGTACCCGTTCCAGTAAAACTAAATACAATAGTATTAGCAGTATTTAAGAATCTAGCATCTTCAAAATCTTTACCACCAATAATAGCAGAAGCGGAAGAAGCGATAGTGGTTAAAGTTTTTGCCCCTAGTCCAACGTTAGAATAACGAGTACCAACGTTAATAGTAGGTGTTACAGAACCACCAGAAGCAGTAATTCTAATATATAAATCATAGCAATTAAAAACACCCTGAGCTGTAGCAGCCTGAATAGTACAAGTCTCGGAAGATGCTATAGCTGAAACTCCAGTAATTACAGTCCCGAGTAAAACAGGGACCTGAACGGTTAAACTTGTGCTTGCCATTTTTTACTCCTTACCTTAACCCGCAGCTTCCGCAGTATATAAGGTAATAAGAGCTTCAGGACGAGTCACCTTACCTCCATATATATAAAGACCACGAGCAGCATTAGCAAATTTAGTTTGTAGACGGAAAGCCTCAACTTCAGAAACTTGTCCACCATAACTAATTGCATCGCTAGTACCTGCCATTACACGATACTGGGTGCCGTTATTTGAAACGTTATTCGAAACATAAAGATCAAATCCCATAAAATTATTTACATAACCTTGAACTACAGTTCCATCACTATTAATTTTAGGAACAGCCGTAGCAGAAACAATGCCAGTTTCAGCAACGATTAATTTCTGATGCATCCACGGGGGAATAACCATCCAACGTCCCTGTATAGGTACGTTAGCCTCAGAAAGATATCGAGAAGCATAAGAAATAGTTTCCATAATATTACCAGAACTAATAGAAAGAGAAGTTGCAGCAGTACCAGTATAAGTGGTAACAGAAGGCACAGTAGCCCCAACATAAAGACCAGAAATAAACTGATCAATATTATCTGCAATTCGATACGCAGCATCATTCATTGCAGCGTCCATAACTTTAGGAGTTTGCTGAGCAGCGTCAACGTCGTCAATAGCGAAAGCAAAATAAGCAGCCTGATCAATAATTAATGTTTTCTGTGCACTATTTAAGTTTTCATAACTAACCGTAGCATTCTTTGCATAACTATTTACAGTTACAGGACCAATTTCATTAATATGTACAGTATCACCAGCTTTAAAAAGCTCCTCAACAAAATTCTTATTAGTGAGTGAACCAAATACTAAACTTTTTCGAAGCTTAGTAAATAGAGTTGCACTCCACATTTCAGGAATAAAATTTTCTAAACCCATACTATTTCTCCTTTAATTATTTAGCTGTAACTGGATCCCGTAATTCAGCTTGTTTCATATAATAATCAAACTTCTGTGCACTATTCATTCCCTTAGTAGGGTCTCCAGTATTTTCTTCTTGCTGACCACTACCAGGACGGTGTGCATTAGAAGCTACAAAATCTTCAACAGCCTTTGACTTTTCTTTATCAATTAATTGCTGCCAAACAAGTGCAATATTAGTAGCATGCTCTACACTAGGATAAGGGATATCTTTTGCTAAATCTAAAGGAACATTTCGTTTAGCAAATTCAGAAGTAATTTGATTATTAAGACGTTCCCTTTCCCACTGTAAATCACGCTGTCTATCTTTTTCTTCAAGTTCTCGAATCCTTCTTTGTTCTGGTGTTTCAGTCGGATTCATCCTTTGTAATTCTTCATTTACTTTTGATTTAATTTCAGCATCAATCACAGGCTTTCTCTTATCATCATGCGTTTTAATAGCTTGCGTGTTAGATCTATCAATAATAGGTTGTATTAAATTCTTTCCTTCTACAGTTCCTAAATAAGCCTGTACATTTTCAACATTCAAAGGCTTTTCAGTAACTAAAGTGGAAAGATATTCTGTAACATCAGCACGCTCTTTATTAGCATCGATAAAAGCCTTAATCTGATCAATAGTGATTTCTTCATTCTCATTAGCCATTTACTTTTTTCCTTTGCCCTTACCAGCAGGAACTTTGCCTTTCTGGAAGTTCTTGGTATGAATATTTATTTTTTCAGTTTCTACTTTTCGTGGCCTTCCTCGACCTCGTTTTTCGATTACTGCTACTTCGGGGAAATTAGATTTAATAACAACATTTTCCTTTTTTACTTCATTTTTTTTATTAGGAATCTGGACAGTCTCTTTAACAGTAGGATTTAATCTATCCTGTCTCTGAGCCCTCGCCTCCATTTTCCTTTTTCTAATCAAATCCAATTTATTTCTTCTCCTTTTTTATTTCTATAAATTCTTTAGGATTATAAATAATATCCATTTCATTTTTACAATTACTACATTTATAATGATCTGCATTTACTACTTGACTATTAATCATATTTTCAATTCCACTAGCTACTAATGTTTTATTTCCACATTGTGGGCAATATGTAGGTTTCCCATTCCAATTCATTATTTCCCCTAAATAAAAAAGACGGTAAAGCACATTTAAGGCTTAACCGTCTTACAGTTTTCTGTTCAGACTTATTATACTATAAATATATAATTAATTA